TTTCCAGTATGTGATATAGATAACGCAGGGTTTGAATATGTACTCCCACCTGCTGTTGTTGATGGTGTAATTTCAAAAGTATTAGCTACATTTTCTTGTGCTGAAACTCTAAAAGAATGAAAACTGCCAGTTGGAAAAAGATATAAATCAGGAGAAGAATTAGCTATTGTTACATTACCATTAGCTGTTACATCTCCTGCAAAAGTTGAGTTTCCAGAACTGTTTATTGTAAGTTTTGGAACATTACTTATTAAAAAACTATGTTCTGTACTCCCTGCTGAATACATTGTGTTTTGTGCTCCATCAACTAATAAAACAGTATTTCCAGAAGATGTTTGAATATATAAATTATTAGAACCTGACCTATTTGTTATAGCTGCTACTCCTGCACTTGGCAAAGCAACTGCTCCTAATTGTAAAAATCCCGCAGTTGTAGTTATATTAGTACCAACTGTTACATTTCCTCCAAAAGTTGCTGTTGTAGAATTAATTGTTAATCTTGCTGCATTATTAGTGGCTAATATTACACTTGTGTTACCTGTTGTATTTCCTGCTACATAATCAGTAGCTGAACCACCACTTAAAATAGCTGCAGCACTACCATTGTAAGCAAATAAAGTTCCATCATTTTTCCATTGTTGATAAGTTGAAGTTCCTGCAGAAACTCCATTAATTGTTAAATGACTTCCAATTGATGCTGTACTTGTAACATCTAAAGTTCCTGCAACTACTGTATTTCCAGTTGTAGCATTTACTGTAAACTTATTTGTATTGATTGCTAAATCTCCTGTAAAGGCAACATTACCTGAAGTTGCATTAGCTGTAAATTTATTTGTGTTTACTGATAAATCTCCTGCTGAACTTAAATTTCCAGTTGTTGTTAAACTTCCTGAAACTGTAATTATGCTACTTGCTTCAGCCATTATAGAATCTACAATAGTTCCGGGTCCTGACCATCTTGCTATGTTTCCTGTTGAAGCTGTTCCTGTTCCAGTACCTTCAACGTCTGTATGGTCTAATTTTTCCCAAACATTTGTTGCTCCTGCTATAACCCAATCTCCTACTGCCCAATTCGTAATTCCGTTTAATGTTCTTGCACCTCCTACACTAACAACATAATAATATCCCTGTTCAATAAAAGGACTTTTATCTATTGTATATGCTTCATTTATTAGCATTATATCAGCATCTAAAGAAAGTGAAGTATCACTATCAACATTAGTTACTAAAGCGGTTTGACCATCAACTCTATTTATTACTTTATCACCGACACTAACTGTTGTTAAAAAGTTTTGTCCTGCCGTTGTATCTATTAATTTATTTGCTGTTGTTGCGGTTGTTGTTCCGGAATCAGCTTCACCACCACCAGAAGCTAATACTGGATTATTTGCCGGTACATCCCAAGTTCCTTGAAATTGAAGTCCATTAGCTATACCATTTATTTGTGATTGTAATTTACCGATTCCTTCCACTATTGAATCTGTTGCTAAAACAGTAGAAGCAGCAGGAGTTGGTAATCCTGTTAATACTTTTGCTGTTACTGAATTGTTATCTAATGTAACTGCTCCACTTACATTAGAAGTTCCATTAACACTCGATATAGTTCCAGTTGCTTGACCTGTTAAAGAAAGGTCTCTTGCAGTTTCCCAAGCAGTTGCTGTATCTGCATTTCCTGTTAAATCACCAGTTACATTTCCTTGTAAATTTCTTTGAACTGTCGCAGGTAAACTTAAAGTAATTGCTTGACCACTTCCTGCTGAATTTATTTGATTTGTGGTTCCAAGAACACTAAAAGTTTGTGAATTTAAAACTACTGCACCGCTTCCTGAATCAGTAGTAAAATCTAAGTCACTTGCATTATTTAAACCTTTTACAAATGCTGTTGTCGCTACTTTTGTAGAATCATCACTTGAAGTTTGAGTAGTTGCTGAAACGCCATTTGCAAGAACTGAAGTTGCAGTAACATTTCCAGTTAAATCTCCAGTAACATTACCAGTTACATTACCTTGTAAATTACGATGAACAGTAGAGGGTAAACTAAAACTTAATCCTTGTCCTGAAGCAGCAGTTACAATTTGATTAGTTGTTCCTGTTACTGCAAAAACTTGTGTATTTAAATTTACATCTCCTGTTCCACTATCTCCTGAAAAATCAAGGTCTGAAGCTGAATCTAAATCCATAACAAATTTAGTAGTAGCAACTGTAGTATTTGAAGTTCCTGAACTTTGAGTAGTAGCGGTAGTAGAAGAACTTATAGTTCCGTTTAATTCTCCTGCAAAAGTAGCTCCTGTATAGGTTCCGCTTATTGTAACACTATTTGGAAGTCCAATAGTTAATTTTTGTCCTGAAGCACTTGTAATTATTTCATTAGTAGTTCCTTCAATATCGAATAATTGACTATCTAAGTCAACTGAACCAGTTCCTGTATCTCCTTGAAAATCTAAGTCTTGTGCTGTAACGTGAGTTTCTACAAAATCTTTTACTGCTTTACTTGTAGGAATAGAAGTGTCGTTATTATTATTTAGTATTCCATCTGCCGCATCTACAAATTTTGTTATAATTATATTTTCTCCAGTATCTTTTAATGAGCCAAATTCTAAAATAGAAGAAACTTTAAAATCTCCTGCTGTATTAGCATATAAACCTGATTGGTTACCTGAACCATCAGTTAATTCTTTTAAGGTAGCAGTTAAAACAGCGTTGTCAATTGTCTTTATAAGACCTACATAAGTTGCTGATATTTGTGTATTAAATAAAGTTGCCATAATTATTTTTTAGTTTTTTTTTGTTTCTTTAAAAACATTTTAAGTTTTTCTACGTTTTTTTCTTTTGGTTTATATCTCATAATACCCATCCATTAAATAATGCATCTTGACTTGGGTCAATATCATCGTTACTATTGGAATAATATTCAGGGAATAAATTTTGATTAAAATTCATATAATCAATAAATCTTCTTGAATAGTATTCAGCGTATTCTCTTGCTTTTGCAACTAAATAATCCAATTCTTCTTTTGTAGCAGGTTGACTATTTTCTGAAGAATGTTTAAAAACACCACCGTTTTTTATTTGATATGCTGCAAAAGGAATATAATCTACTTGAGCAAACCATATTAACATTGGTTGAATGTAAGAAATCATCAAGTTATAATAATTAGGATTATCTGCGTGAGTAAGTGTTCCTGCTGTTATTAAAGTGTTAAATTTATTATACAATTCAGTACCTAAATAATTTTGAATATGAATAGTTTGTGAAATACGAATGAAGTAAATAAACTTATTTGTGTCCACATTACCATCAATAATACTGTTTCTAACTAAATCTGTTCTATTTATAAATAAAGGTGTTGCCATAATTTTTATTTTACTCCTGGATAATGTCCTTGATTAGGCATATTAACTGGTGCTATTACTGAATCTTTTGTTCCTCTTGGATTTTTTATATACGATTTAGGTATTGTTCTTGTTACTTTATAATCATTTAAAAATTCTGATGGTTTAGTATTTGATTTGAGGCGATATAAGACACGATTCCATTTATGGCGACAGTAAACCCCACCTTTGAATTGAAACAAGCTGTAAGCCCTTCCTTTGTGTCCTAATTGCTTATTTACACCTTCTATTGAAGCGTAATCAATATCTTCAATTCTATAAACATTTCCTGCTTTACTTAATTGCATCATATTTTTACAAAAAGGTCTTGAAGTATTTCCTTTTTCCATTGCTTTTTTAGAACCAACAACGTATTTATATCTTATTTTATAATTTTTAGAATCTAAATAACTAAATCCATTAGGTTTAGACCTTACAACTGTAGCGAGTTTTTGTAAAAAAGTTTCCTTTTCCTTTATACATATATTCGCCCAATCCACATCACTTATTTTTTCTCCTTCTTCAAGTTCATCTACAAGTTCCCACTCATCACTTATTACCTCTCCTTTTAAATTATTTAAAATAGAATCTCCTAATTCTACACTTAAATTTTCCATTTTAATATGGTCTTTACAAGGCATATACCAAGTTTGACCTTCGTAATTGTGAGTATGGAATCCCTCACAACCAATATTTTTAGCCATTTCTTCAGCTTTTTCTTGAGTAGAATAAGCTAACCTATCATCTATAATTGCAAAGTCCTCGTCTATTTTTTGTGATTTAAACTTTTGCATTTCAACTCCAGTTTCTTCTTCAATATCTTTTTTATCTTGTATTGAAGTATCT